ATTCTTGGGCCTTTGTTACTGAACCAGTTGCTTTGACGAGTTTGCCCATAACAGGCCTCAACTCGTCATCGGTTATGCCCAGAAGTTTGCCTTGGGTACTTATCCAATTTTCATTTGCTTGAATTTGGGCGTCAGTAGCGCCAGTGACTTTTGTAATTGTTGTGGCAAGTAGTTGCTGTGCGGCGTCATCTTCTATGGCACCTTTGGCGGCATCGCCTAAAGCAACAGCCAAACCTGCTAATGCAAGGCCAGCGGGTACAGCTGCTTTTTTAATTGCAAATTGTGCCTTTTGCCCATTAGTTTCCAATTGCTTAAATTGTTTAATGGCTTTGGAAATGCCTGTTCCGTCAAATTCGGAAATGATTGGGATATTTACAGCCATTATTTTAACTCCTGATTTACCGTTGCAATTACGCGCAACACTAGCGCCCGTAGTTCAGCCGTTATGGATGGGAGGGCTTGGTCAGCAGCAGGCCACAAAACGCGACTTGTTCGCGCTGCAAGGTTTTCAGATAGCAACGTGGCTCTTCCGCGCCCAGCTGTTTCCAGCACGACAGCGCCAGGGTCTGACTGGGTTACATAGATGACGTTTGCATCGTTACGCCTGGTTGAAAATTTAACCTTTAGACCTTTCACGGCTTTTGTTTTGGTATATGGAAACAGTTTTTTGCTGCCTTGAGTCCAGTTGCGGTTCATTCCAGATAGTGGCGTGTCTGGGTAGCGGGAAGCAGCCAAAGAAACCAATGGCTGGGCTATTTGTTTAGCGTCAGCATTGAACTGCTTGCGGAGGTCTTTGTCAATTTTGCCCAGGGCCTTTATGGCTTCCTTAGCGCCTACTATTTCAATAGATGCCGTGGCTGTCATTTGCGCCTCAATTTGTTTATTACATCTATAACAGTGTTCATGTCTTGAATTTCAAATGGTATTTGTGGAGGCCACCACCCCGTTTCAACTAACAATTCAGCTAGTGAACGGGAGTAGGTGCCTCGATGGTGGGGTTTGTGGGTTCATCCGTTACCACTTCAATGTTCACCAAACGCCTGACGTAATCGTCAAAAATTGCTGGCACTGGAATGTTGTTCACCTTGCAAGCTTCAAAAGCCATAAAGGCTAAATCTTCAAGACCTACACCAGTGGCAAGGTTTGAAGCCTTTTGTTTAAACTTTCGCTCCCAGGCAATAATGACATAGAGGTTAGTTGTGACTTCGTAGGTTGTTTGGTCTGTTGTGACTTTGAGCGTGAGTTGCATTTTGGTTTTCTTTGTTTATGGGGTTGTGATGTCGCGTACCCAGGTGCCGCCAGTAAATGAAGCTTCTACTGTTGCCAGTTCGCCCACTGTGGAGTTGATTGGGGTGAAGTTGGCAAGCATACAGTTGGTCAAAACATACTCTGGGTTTGTTGCTGATTCGGTTGCACCTGAAGGCGAAATGGTTAGAATTGTTGTGCCTGTTCCTACGCATGAAGCCAAAATTGCCTCAACTTCAGTAGCGCCATAACTGAGGAAAAAAGTAATTGACACGTCTACCGTTTGAAGGCCACCAGTAAAGCGGTGCCCAGTGTCACCAAAAGCAGTGCTTTCAAGACTGTCCTGCCCAATGGTAATCATGCAAGCATTAGCTTGGTCTGACAAGTCCGTGGTGGTTGCACCCTGGGTAATTCCGATAGTTGCGTTGGATAGGAATGTTGTTGTTGCCATTGGTGGCTCCTTTTTGTTAGTTGCGCCGTACTGCTACGGCAACGGTCATGTCATAGCAGGGAAGCATCTGCTCGCCGTATGAGGCAAGTGATGGCCTTCCATCCACTATGGCTATTGGTGAGTTCATAATTGTGTCTACTGTGGTCATAAGGTAATCGCCTGAATCTTGGTTACCAGGTGGCCCAGCAAGCACGCGAATCACGAGGCGAATGTCGCCCACGTTGTAGGTAAAGGCGTCAAGTGTTGGCAGTTCAATCATGACGGACAGCGGGCGCGCATTGCGCGGGTCTGTTACAGGTTTTAAGCCCAGCGCCGTTAGCGCGGTCTTTGTAGCGTTCACTGCTTCATAGAGGATGCCCGTTGCAGCCATTAGGCAACCTGGGGCCTTCCGCAACCAAGCAGCTGCATAATTTGACCTAGGGACATGGTGGGGGTGCCCATGCCCATTGAGTCAAAACTTGCGTAGCCATCTACGGCTCCACGGCTTCTGTATTGCATCGCTGCATACATAATGGTGCCCAATTTTGCTGCACCATCTGGAGCGGAACTTAACGAATCGGTATAGCCAGCCTCGCGCCTTTTACGAAATGCCCAACTGTTTGCAGCTGAAACACAGACAGCAATAAAGGCCGTGTCGTTTGCTGTTGCTACTTCAATGCCTAACCAACTGGTTACATCGCTAGAAGTTACCCAACTGCATGAAGGTGTAAAGGTTACTGTGCCCGTAGCAACGCTTCGCGCAAGGTCATCGCCTGCACTGACGTAAATAAATTGGTTTTCCATAATGACGTCATAGTCAAAGAGCAAATCGCCTTCTTCTGAAACGCCAATAAATTCGTAAGGTTCGGTAGAAATAACAGTGTGGGTGCCATTGAAGTTATGGCCCGCCCCTGCTACTACTACCGAGTCTTGCGGTTGGATGTCTGTGTCTACAAAAGTCTGCAAGATGGCATAGTCCTCTAGCCGCGTATGAAATGCGAGGTTAAAGGTGGCCATGGTCTTGCAGTCTTTCTAGTTCGCCTGAATCAGACGAAAGCAGCCTTAACAAACTTGGTTGAGTCAATCATCAAAGTAGCAAGGTAACCACGGAACGCAATTGTGCGGGACATGGTTGAAGGTACATCAATGCTAAGGGCACCCTTTTGCTGTTCAAAAATTTCGTAGCCAGATGCATCGCCGAGGATGATTGTGGCTGCAGCAAAGTTTCTATCAACAACAACTGAAAGACCAAATGCGTTGCCAGCAGGTTGCCCTGGAGCCAAGTTACCAAATGCGTTCATTGGGCCAATTTGTGGGAACAATGGGCGCTTTGACGAATCGCTAAGGCTGAGTAAGTCTCCCCAGATGTCTGGTGAAAGGAACAAATGTGTTGGCAAGTTACCGTTTGACGATGACAAGATTGTCGTTGCTGCACCTGCTACCCATGCTGCCCAAACACTTGGGTCGTCTAAGTCTGCAGCGGTGAAGTTACGAGTAACTGTTGCGCCAGTCTTTAGGTCGTCTGCTGCCACATTGTCAGTTTCATTTGCATAAATGCGCGCCATGTCGTCAAGTACAAGGCCGATGATTTCGGGCTGACTCCAATCAATTGATTGTTCGGAGAGGGTTACAAATCCGCCGTAGCTGCCCTTTGTGACTTGGTTGTCTGTAACTACAAACGTGCCTTGTGTGAGTGAGGTGTTTTCAGTTGCCTGGTTGCCGATGCTGGTGTGTGTGGTGACCTCTGGGCGAATGAACACCTTGCCACCTTGTGGCATTGCTTTTGCACCAATGGCGTCAATGACTGGGCGGCGACCAATGAAGTTGTTGTAGACGGGCTGAACGATTGGCAGTGGAAGCACACCTGGAATGTCAGAAGTGACAACGTTAGGTGCAGCAGCGCGTAGGCCTTCGCTCATTTCGCGCCACTTGTCTCCGCCAACAAATGCGGCTGAAATGTATTCGGCTGCTGTTGGAAGAATGAACTCGCGCTTTGCGGTTGCGTAAATTGGGGTAGTTGGAATGATTGAAGCCTCGACCTCAACCACTGGGTTTTCTTGTGTTGCCACTTCTGGTTCCTCCTCGGAATCTGTTGGGGTGGGTTCGGTTGCATCTTCTGGTTCTGATGCAGCGATTTCTGTTATCTGGGCCTCTTTAAAAGCAGGCTGGGCGACCAGGCTGATTTCTATGAGGTCAGCTTTTGACACGACCATTACGCCGTTTTTGTCATACTTAAATTTTGTGGGGACAGCACCAACGCTCACTGAGTCGTACGCGCCTGCTTTTACAAGTTCAATGGCGTCAGCTGCTGCACCCGTTTTTGCAAAGGTGGCTGTGAAGCCTAAACCTTCGGGCATATCTGCAAGAGAGGAAACAACGCCGCGTAGCGCGCCCATGTCATGGTTTTCTAAAAGCTTTGGGGCCTTCATGTTTAAATCAAAAGCGCCTCGAGAAAATGAAACTTTTGTTCCGTCTGAAACTGTTGCGGATGCTGGTGCCCAAGGCACTGCAATGCCTGTCATTGTTTTGGGGGCATCTTCACCTGCTGAGGCGTCAAGGGTGATGGGGACATTAACAAAATGAATCATGTTGGGCTTTCTATTGATAGTTCTACGTCTGGTTCCACCATTACTTCTGAATACATTTCGTCTGCGAGGTAGCCCTCTACGTCAAATTCAACATAACGATTTCTTGGTAAAACATTTGAAGCACTGAGTACCTGTTGCAGGCACTCTATAAATGGTTTGGCCCCGTAGAGGTAAAGCTGGCGGTTGCTGTCCTGCACGTTTGTGTAGGTCAGGCCTGAACCTTCCTGGGGTGCAGATACGAGATAGGCAGGAATGTTTGACACGCGGGCAATTTCTAGCGATTGGTATTTGCGCTGTTCGCTTACAACTTCGGCGGGTGACACGCTGAATTCTTTGAACTCGATGTAGTCGTTTAAAGCCCCAATGGCGTTTTGGCGTCGCATCTGTGACCATGCAGCTGCAATTTCGCTGAGGCTGTCACTGTCTAAAGTTTCGCCACCTTTTTGCTGAAGATAGCCAGGGACAGTTTCAAGAGTTGCGTAACGGTCAGCCGCTTGGTCTAGGTGGGTTGCAATTGACAACGCTCGAGCACCTTGGTACAGCAAACCCTGAATCGGTGAAAGGAATTGAATGACATCGTTGCTGTCTGGAATTTCAACGCCGTTAAATTGCACCACGTCAGAAGGGCCAAACCATTGCGGGCCTGTCTGGTTTGGTGTCGTGACCATGGCGGCTGGTAGCCAGGTAAAGCTTGCTGGCAGGCCCGTGGAGTAGCGCGAGGTTACAAAGGCAAAAGCCCTGCCGTGAAAAAATAAATCACTGAAGATGTTGGAATAAAAAAAGTTTCGTGTGACCTTTGGGTCTGGCTGTTCCATCCAAGGTTCCACAGGA